TTACTCATTTTTCTCTCCTCCTACTGAATACAAATATTTCTTCTCCAGAGAACGAACCATCTTTGTGTACAATTCTCTGCATTCTTCTTGTTCGCCCGCTTCAATCAGGCGTACACACGGCTTTAAATACTTTTCCCAGATATCCGCATAAATTTCTGATGCGTCCGGACTGCGGTCAATCCGCTTTACGATTGTCGGAGCAATATTATAATACTCTTTTACAAGAATCTCTCCATCCTTTGTCCCCATCAGATACTGATCTCTGTATTCCCTCAAAAGATTCAGTTCATAGCAATCATCTGGCTTGTTCAGACTCTTACAGACAGCTGTTGTAATATAACAGAAAACTCCTTTTTTAAACCCATTCTCAATACTTGCAGCATCCGAGTGTCCGATTTTGCTGCCAGGTACCTTCTGATTCCATAACTCCACGATTTTCTCCGTAAATATCTTCGTCTGCGTACTCTGAATTTCCCCCATCAGCGGAACAAAAAAAGCTACCATGGCCATGTTGTGATCAATAACTGCCGCTTCTCTCTTTCGCTTGGAATCAATCTGAGAGAGCATCTCCGATGCATATTCCGGAACATACCCCGCAACTTCCTTCATACATTTTTCAGATTTTTCAATTGTTTCTTTCACACATTCCAGCAGTGTCTGATTTTCTTCTTTTAAAATTCCCATGTCTGACTGATATGTTTTCTTCTGAAATCCCCGTACTTTTTCTCTGGTTTTTTCATACAAAACAATCAAATCATTCTGTAAGCTATTCTGACTCATTGGCATTCCTCTTTTTGTTGTATTTCCTTTTATACCATTGTTCAGTATAGCATATCTGATACTGCATTTCAATTTTTTTGCATAAAGAAACAGGTCTGCCGGATTTCCAGATACCGACAGACCTGTTCTTTATTCTTATTTTGCGAGAGCATAAGGCTTTCTTTTGAAAACACTTTTTGCTTTCCCATCTACATGAGTCTCCATTTTGGAGTAAACACGAACCATATCATATTTAATCCGTTTTGCACTTCTTCTTTCTTTTACCATAGTGATACCTCCAAACCATTGATAAACAACTTCTGATACCATTCTAATGTATGTTTATTATGGTTTCATTATCACTATTTAAAATCTATGTAAGGTGTGCTTACTCATCCCAGTTGTGGTACACGTCCTGAACATCCGTTGAGCAAAAAAGAATTTACCACATCACAAATCCGCTTGTTTTCGGCTCTATTCCCGAATTCTTTGCCCTTTTTAGTAAACTCTCAGTTATGATATATATGAAGCTATTTTCGCCTCAAAATGTCATGTTTATCATTATACGTGAATAATATTTTTCATAACTCACATACAGTATATCATTACTAAAAGTTTACTTCAAGACTTTTTAGAAACAAATGTTCGAATGAAATTTACCTTTCATAATTAGTCTGTAATTTCCACTTTCCAGTTGAGCATCGCATTGTAAACCTTGCTAGGAATATATTTTTTGTATTTATCTGCTGTCACTATAATTATTGCCTCTTTATGTCGTTTGTATTCTTCAAACGCTTCTTCTGGTGTGTTCTTTACAGAAAGCTTAATGCACTCACTATTTACATTCACATTCGCACAATATTTTTTCTTATCAGAATCATAATACACGCCGATTGGATATTTTCCTCTCTTTCCTTTGCATGACAGAAATAATGTATTGATACTGTGCGGAACAAATACACAGGTATCTGGACTATATACTTTATTCCCCTTTACAAGAATATCTTTATCTAAATCCATGCGCTCATCTCCGACCGTATAATAATTTTCTTCTACCCACTGAAAGAACTTTTCCTTATCTTCTAACCACTCTTGACAGATGCTGCACTCTTCATATTCCGGACTGCGTTTATGATATTTCGCATTATAACACCGTGTCTGCATATCATTCCACAACCGCCTTGCTTTCATTCTGTTTTGATTTAAAAATGGAACATATGCTTGCACACGCCCCAACTCATTCACATGCATCTGCTGCACGGATAGTTTATAAAATTCTTTGTCATCTACATACATCAGATTATTATACTTGCTGTTAGATAAATCTCCGTCTATATGATAAATTCTATACTTTCCACAAACCGTTTCTAAGAAAGTTTTTGCCACGAGTTTTTCTGCCGTTACATCTTCTTGAATCACTGTTCCGTTCGCCTTGTCCTCATAAAATATCTTCCAATGTACTTTTCCATGTGAATTCAGCGTCTGTTTATGCATATAAAACTTCTTTTTTCTATAATTATTCGCCAGTCTTCCTTCTGAAGAAATATAATAATGTGGAGCCCATTCTATCTCCACAAAAGTTTCTAGCTGATTCAGCAGTTCAATTCCTTCCTTTTTTGTATCCAATATCTTCAAACTTCCCATATCACAGCTCCTCTTCGTTCATCTTATTATTTTCTTTTACCAATGACTTACATGCATCTTTTAATCTCTTATATAATTTCACTTTCGGTTTATACTGATCCGGAACGGTTTGTTTCTCCTCGCAAAGTTTAAATTTCTGCTCCCATCCTTTATATAATTTGGGTTCTAATCTAAAATACCCTGTAATTTTCACAGCATCTCCCTCAGACAATACTACTGCTATTTCTTCAAGAAATGCGTTCAAAACATTTCGCACAATAATCTGGCTATACTTCAAATGATACTTTCTTTTATATGTATGTCGATTTCCACCTACCTCAATTCTTTCTCCTTGCTGATATAGCCTATCTACCACTCTTGAAATAATTTCTTTTGTTACATATGTTTTATTCACGTTAATGCCTCTTTTCTATCAAAAAAAGACTTCTGCAACAGTATCACACTTACTACTGTACAGAAGTCTCTCCTATATTCATATTCTCTTAATCACAAGCGGCAGGACAATAAATCCCACCGCTTATTTTTAAAGTGTCCGATGCATTCCAAGTTTATGAGCTTCTTTGGTAAATTCCTTTGTAACTCCTTCAATTACCTTCTTCATACCAGGATAGGTTTCCTTGTCGATACTTCCTTGAACTTCTATCATCTTGTCATAGTAATTGTTTGTTACATTAGGTCTTTCACTAAGACTGTTTGCAATGTTCAGTGAACTATAAATATCATCTTTGTGTTCACCAAGATCCATAATGTTCTTTGACAGTCTTGCACCTACAACAGCATCACCATAAGTAATTGTCGTAGCTGTTCCTGTCAATCCACCACGCCTAACCATCATTTCAGGATTATTTCCTTCATTGATGCGAACAATTTCTGAACCATTTACAAATTTCTTTGTTCCAGACGCATAACCTCTTAACTGGTCAAGACTTACCCAACCAAGGTCACGCTCTCCGAAACGAGGTGTTCTACTAATATGATATTTCTTCTGTGCCCAATTAGCATTATTAACACTGGTAATATATACTTCCTGACCACGCATTTCATTTCCAGCAGGGGACTGACCGTCAGAAGAGTAGAAGTAATCTCCGCTTGCGAATACTACTTTGTCTCCAACATTCGGTACTCCGTCTCCTCCACCATTATTACTCGGTGGTGGTGTAGTTGGTTTTGGCGGTTCTGGTTTTGGTGTAACAGTTACTGCACAACTATTTGTTGAAGTAGCACCGCCACCATCTGTTGCAATTGCACTAATAGTAGTGCTACCTGCTTTGACAGCATGAACAGTTCCATTTGCAACTGTAGCAACATCTGGATTTGATGACACCCACTGCAAACTCTTATTTTTTGCATCATTTGGTCTAATTGTCGCTGAAACTGTGCCTGTAGAACCTTCCTGTATAGAAAGTGTCCCCGGACTTAATGTAATTTCTGCAACAGGTCTATTGGATAAGTCTGGATTCTTGCTGATATCACCTTGAATCTGATCATTCTTATCCTGTGTTGTTCCGTTCTGAATCTGACCGGTATTCACACCCGTCCAATCATCCGGTCTATAATTAGGAGCGTTAGTCATGCTGTTGTCAACCTGATCTTGTGCTCCATTACTTGTACCAAGATTTCCAAGATTATTGGATAAATCCTTATTCGGTACAAATCCTGTACTGTTGATGATTTGCTGAATTTTGTCATAAGCCTGTTGGTAGTTTCCAACAACGCGGTTTAACATTCCAGATATTACTTGTTCCTGCTTTTCAGCATTATGAGTAACATCGTATAATGTTTCCTCCAGCTGCTTATCGAGATCCTCACTCAAACCGTCCAGACCATTCTGACGCACATCATATTCATGGTCATCACGGGTGTCTTGCATTTCTTCTTCTGCATCTCTGAGTTGTGCTTTTAACCTCTTTAATTCAGCCTGAGCACTCGCATTATTTCAATTATCTTCACATAGTTCGCTACGCTATGCAGTTCTCTTATGAACTTCTCTTGGTATTACCCAGAAGTTGAGACTATACCTTCTATTTGAATAATTTGGAATTTATTTTTTTGAAATGATTTTGGACATAATAAAAGAGCAGTAGTATTACCTGTTACTGCTCTGTGGATTCCGATATTCTATCTAACAATATTTTAACATAATTGTCCGATATACGTTTTTTGGCTTTATACAACCAATATGTTTTTTGACCTATATATTCATTTTGTGGTTGCATAAAAAATGAACACATACAATATTCATCTCCTTTGCTTCTTTTTCTCAAAAACATATATGCCGTTCTGTTATATAAAGTACTTTTTATTAAATAATCCGCTTTTATAGCCGATGAAGGGTTATTAGTTTTTATATATCTACATATAATATTTTTGTTTTCTATAAATTTATCAACATCTTTAAATCCGGAAATTCGTTCTTTTACATTTGCATAGCTGTAATCCACTTTTGTATAAAACACACTTTTGCCTAAATACTCATCAGTAATCTTAAGAGATTCTATTTTTTTAAATAACTGTTTTTCATTTTTAGGGATGTCTATATCTTTTAAGTATTGAAACCCTACTAAATGATAAAAATCTTTTGATTCAAATGTAAGTTTTATATCTGATTTTTGCTTATTACAAACTATTATAAAATCATAATTGCAATTCATCAATTCTTTGAAATTATTTAGTGCCAATGATATATTATCCATAACTTCTCCTTGGTATAAAAATAGAAGAGTCACTGGTGATGACCCTTCTATTCATTCAAGGACTTTCTTTCAGAACATAGTTCCTAGTTAGGCTATGGTAAATCCTCGCACCTTTGTAAATCTCCATGTAAACCGGTTCCTAACCCGGCGTACACTTCAAAGATTATTTATAGCAGTCATATTACGCTGCATCACACCAGATATATTTAAGAAAACACTGCTGTTTTCTTGTTATTATTATATCCCATATACGGAGAAAATTCTACACAAAATACAAACAAAGTGATATGTTTACAATTGTTAAATATATACAAAACATACGTTCTTGTATTCATAAGTGCATCATAGATGTATCTTAATTATAACATATATCATATTTAATTGTTCATTTCATTTCTTATTCAAATAGTCTATATTTTTCGAGTTACCAATCGCTTGTAACCCTATGCCTACATATTATAATATATAGGACTTACCAGTCGTTGAGCGTCTTCCATATCATAAATCATATATGACTTAGGAAGTTCGTTGCGTCTGGGTGACTTGCACACCCGGTTATCCCTGACCTATCTGTTTTTTATGGTTTCTATCCGAAGACTGTTGAGTTATAAACTCGTACCGCATTCACGTTTACCGTTTCCAGTTCCGTTGTAGCAAGATAGGGTTGTGGGGACTTTCCCGCTATTAAATAGAAGTCGCGCAAATAACTTCACGCCTTCGAGTGCTGAAATCTGAGCTTTCAATGTATTCACATCTCTAGCCTGTTTACGCAGAGTCTTATTGTAATCAGCATTTTTCTTTTTGATATCCAACAATTCCTTCTGCTTATCAATCGATTTTTGAGCAACTTCATTCTCTTGCTCAAGCATCTTTGTATAGAGATCAACAATAGAATCTTTGTAGTCTTCTACAATATTAACAGAGCTTGAAATCTGATCGAGAAATTCTTTTTGCTGCTCCTTATATTCACTTGTTGAGATATTCCCGTTCTTTAAATCCTCATCAAGCTTCTTCAATGCCTCTTGATAATTCTTGATTTGCTGTTTCGCAGCATTCATACCCTGACTAATCAAAGACAAATTTGCAATACCATCTACAGTTAAACCGCCGTTCTTATCAAGAAAAGCATCACTATTTAAAAGTCCTCTTAAATCATCTGTCTGGTCAATCAGATCACCTAATGCCTCCTGTCCATCAAAGAACGGTTGCCATCTTACTTCCCAGATTTTATTTTTGAGGTCTTCAATATTCTCCATTGCATCAAAGATAGCATCATCAAGACCCTCAATCTCTTTTGCAATTTCATTATATTTATCAGAACCTACATCATATTTCGCCTGTTCTTTAAGCAGTTCATTCCGCTTATTATAATTCGCCTGAATCTGTGCATTTGCATTGTCAAGCTGTGCCTGTAAATCTTTTTCAGATACCTGTTCACCTTTTGATTCTGTAAGGTCAGAATTGTTTTCCAGTCGTTTTGCAGTTCTGTCTAACTCATCAATAACCTGTTGCAGTTTTAGTAAATCAAGTTCTCTTAACTGATCTTGTAATTCAATCAGTGTTTTCTCAGCTTCAGCAGCTTCTTGTCTGAATCCATTTAATGCAGCTTGTGCTTCAAACCATTCCGTTGAGTATTCAGCCATATACCCATTTGCCATGAGTTTATTGATTTCATCTTGATATGATTTAATCTGTGACTGTAATTTACCTGCAACATCCTGTTGATTTTTAATAGATTCTTGCAGAGAGCCATACATATTGTCGGAATATGCAGATTCTCCTTTTGCAGCTGCTAACTCACGTAATGCTTCCTGATAATCTACAGCAGAGGACTCAATTCCAGTCATCATATCGATGTAATCTTCAATATTATCCAATGCTGTCTGCGCCAGTTCACTCTGTTTATTTAAGAGGTCATCGTACTGTTTATTACAATCTACGAGCTTATCATAATAAGACTGCAACTCGCTGATTATTTTTTGAGTATCCTGGTCGTATTTTGAAATATCCATAGACCCGTTCTGAATCTGATGGACGATAAGTGGGTTTATTCCACTCTGTCGCACAATAGAATCAAAATGACTTTGATAAGTCCCAATTGCTTGCTGAGTCCTATTCAGTAGTTCACTGTTCTTAGACATTGCCTCATACAGTTTCTGTTGCTTGTCTGGGAGATGTGCGATACGCTCCATTTGACTCATCAGCAAATCATACTGTGATTCTAAGCGTTTGAATAACACCTCAGCCCAGTCCGTGTATCCGGATACTGCTTCTGATAATTTCTCGGCAGCTTCTGATGTGTCTGATGCTGCTTTAGAAGTATCAGAAGCAGCTTTGGCAAGATTATTTGATGCGGAGTTGAGATTGTTGGAAGTAGTGTTGGATAAACCTGCTACATTTTTGTTCGCATTATTGACACCAATACTTCCTGTCACATATGCTGTACCAGATGCATAGGCTTTCCCTCTTCCACCATTAGAGGTTACATATCCATTTTTAAAGATTTCTTCCGTTTGTTTATGATTAAAAACAATTGCATTCTTTGGAATATGAGCAAATTCAGCCCCTCTATCACCAACTGTCCACCACCTGTTCCCGGAGACAACTAGCTCACGACCAATCTCTCCAGTTAAAGCAACTTCATCATTCTGAACTCCCCACTCTCCATTTGCAAGAGCTTTATGAATCCTACGATGTACTTGCGCTGTTCCTTCTACATGAGCAGTTCCATTTACTTTGGGCGCAGAACCATTCGTTATAACATTATAAGTTACTGTTCTCTGCAAATTAGACGGATTATAATTATCTACTGCTGTAGAATTTAGATGATATGTAACTGTTGCATCTTTGTTCTCTGGTGTGTAATTTTGAATTGCAGTATCATTCACTCCACATTTCACCAACATCTCTGGTGTAATTGCACTAATACTAGACACGATGCTTTCAATAGATGATGCGTCAAAACTACCACTAACCTTTGCCTGAATTGTAGGTTGCATTGCTTGAATTTCAGAAGCAAGAGAATTTACTTTTGCCTGGGCTTCTGATGTGTCAGCACCAACAGATGCTTGCATATCCAATTCATTTTTCGCATTTTGAAATTCCTGCAATTTTGCAAGAACATTCGCTATCTCTCCTTCTACTTGTGACGTGTCTACATTCATAATCACAGGGTTGGTCAACTGCTGCTTCTGCGCGATACAATACTGAATAATATTATTCGCATTCTCAATGGAAGAAGCATCAACATCCGGACGTGCTTTTATCTCATTCATTTGGGCAATTGTGCTATCCAGTGTTGTAATCTTGCCCTCTATATCTTCAATTCCAGATACATCCATTTTAATATCCAGATTTTCATTTTCTTTCAAACTTTGTAATGCATTTGCTGATTCATAGGCTTTCACACCTAAATCTCCAACTGTTTGTACTGCTTCATCCGCCCAGTCAAACTTACCGCCAAACTCTTCCATTTCTCCAAACATTGCCTGTACCATAGATTTTGAGAGATTCAACTTTTCTTCAAAGTCTTCCATCTTAATTCCATCGGCAAGATTAAAGATTTCTTTCCCGTTGACATCTGTTTCTACATTCATCAGACCAGCATTAACAGCATTGCTACAAAATTGAGCAACATCCATTCCAACTCTCTGACCATTTTCGTCATAGTTAAAATATTCACCGATGCTATTCATATAATTTTGAACAGCCTGTTCATCTTCATGGTTAATAGATTCTGGCACAATGAAATCTACTGCTGCCTCATATCTTTTTGTTCCAACTCTTCCATAATCTTCAGAATTCGGATCCGCTACATCTGAAATCGCCTGCATTGCATCCAAAGAAGCATCAAACATATCTCCAGATTCTGTTGTATCTTGTTTATCCAGCCAGTTTTGATACGCACCTGTTGCCTCTTTGATTGCAGATGTAAGCAAATCATACTGTTGACACTCTGCTGCAATTGCAGAATTTGCAGACATTAAAGAATCCAATTCTGATTTTGTTTGAGTATAAGCATCTGTTCCCTCATTTAAAGATTTCAGCTTTTCTCTTAGCTGTTCAATTTCCCCGGCATTTTTCAAATACTCTGATTGCTTCTGTGCTTTGTTTGCATTGTTCGTTGCAACCGCTTCTTCTGCTTTTGCCTGTGTAATTTCTGCTACCCGTTCTTCATTTAAACGCATTGTACCATTTACATATTCTAATGCAGATTGATATTCTCTTAATTCTTCTGAATTAAATGTTTCCACATCAATGGATTTTCCTGTAGACTGTCCCTCCAACGCTTCCGATACTGCTGAAATCGTCTTCAACGTTGTCTGTGTGGAATTTGCTAACTCTTCAAATGATTTTGCAGATTCTTCTACATTGTCTCCGGTTTGTGTAGAAATAACTCCTAATTCCACCAGTACATCCAACAAAGGTTGTACTTCTTCCGAAGATGTCCCGGCAATCAACCCCATATCCAAAGCAGCCTGTGTCAATGCCTGGATAGCAACTTCACCTTTTTGTGAACCTTCTGTGTCTAATGCAATCTGGAAGTCCAGATCACTAAGTCCAAGACGTTTGATGTTATTTGCATAAGTTTTTGCAGAAGATTCAAAGCCTTTAGGCACTTCATCCGTTCCGTCTTTTCCCAAAACTTTCTTAAATTCATTTGCTGCAATGGATGCTTTCGCCAGTTGATCTGTCACACCTTCAAAAACTGAAGTGTACTTATTATCACTTCCAACAACGGAATCAACTGCCTTTTGCACTCCTTCAAATGATGTCTTTGCTTCTTCAATTTTAGAGGTATCCCCACTTGATAACGCTTCATTATATTTCTCTACTGCATCTGCATAATCTTCATATAATTGACCGTAAGATTTCTTGGATTTATCGTAATCTACAGAAAACATCTTTTCATTTGCTACCATATCCATCTGCAAGAATGTCTGATAACTCTCTTGATAATCGTCCAAAACCTTCTTATTTGCACTTAATGCTTTACTTGAGTAATTCAGAACAGATTCTATTTTCCCTGTCGCAAAATCCTGTTCTTCATATTCCGACTGTAATGCAGATACACGATTCATAAAGTCATTGATAACTTTATCCGCTTTGGATGCATCCCCATCAAATGAGATTGTAAATATCCCGGTGTTCATCCCTGTATCCTGTAAAGTAATTCCCTGCTTTTCAAATTCCTTTGCGATATCATAGATGTCTTTCCCCACACCTTCGATTTCATTCGTAACACCTGTATCACCAAGACTATAGTGTCTCTTCTTCGTCATTGCCTTTTCTACATCTTGAAATTCTTTTCTGTTTTCATTCAATGTAGACTTTGCATTTTCAACTGCAATCTGCTGTAACAAACCAAGCTGTGTCTGAAGGTTTCCATTGACCAGATCCACTCCTGCTGCCTGTTCTGGATATTGAGAAGTAATCTGATTTTGAATTTCTAAGATTTGTTGCTTAACGCTATACTCTTCCGATTCAGTTAAATCACCAGAAGCTAATTTTGCTTTTAATTCTTTATATTTGGAGATTTGTTCATCCAGACTGGATGTAGATTCTTTCCATGCATTCGATGCATCTTTGGCTGTCTGAATGGTTTCTTCTACAGACTGCTGATATGCATTCCAGATAGAAATACCTGCTGTTAATGCTGTGGTAATCAAGACAATCGGATTTGCCATCAACGTTGCCCAGAGTCCCTTTAATGCACCACTAAATGTGACCGTTGTTGCTGTTGCTGCTCCTTCTGCCGTAGCCAATCCCATAGTAGATAATTTTGCAGCAGCTTGTGCTTCGCTCAGTCCGGTACTCTGTAAGATTTGCATTCTTTGAGCATTGGTTAAATTTTGTGAAGACAGCACTGCCTTTAATTGACTTTTAGATAATCCATCTACCAAGGTGGTCAACTGTTTTACACCATCTGTACCGATATTACCTGTTTTCAATAAACTCATTGCGTTGCTGAAATTTTGCATTTTCATAGCTGCTTGCGTAATAGATGTTGTCAACATTGTGAAGCCTTTGATTGCACCACCAACTGCCAAGCCAGTCAACGCAGTCTTTAACAGGCTTGTTTTATCCAGAAACTCTACCACTGACTGCGATGCTTCCAAGATTCCAGAAATAGATTCTTTACTAATCAAATTCATGGATAAAGACTCAAATGATGCCTGCAGACTCTTCTTTTTTGCCTCCAGGGAATTTAAGTATGCATCATTAAACTTCTTCATTGCCATTCCGCTGGAATTCTGTGCTGTTCCTGTCAAAGAGAGTACTTTATCATAATTATCAAATAAAGAAATCAATTTGTTATATTGATAGGTTCCACCCATCGCAGTGGCAATCGCTTTTTGCGTGTTTTTATCAAACATTAACCACTTCTTCCCAACATTATCAATTATGGTTTCTGCATCCAGAAATTGACCATTTACATCTCTCATATTGATGCCAACTGCTTTTAACACCTTTTCCGTATCATTTAAGGCTTCTCCCGTCTCCGCATCAATAAACTTACCAGCTTTAATCTGATTCATGCGTGATAACATGGATTTCAGCGCATTACCAATTGATTCATCAGAATCCTGCGTAACTTCTTTAATCGTGGCAATTGAGGCAGCAGTCTTTTCCAGCGATAATCCAGCATTATGTGCCATAGATGCTGTTTTGGTTAATGCTGTACCGATGCCTTCCGCATCCGATGAAGATTCCAAATCAATGCTCGATAAAATATCATTTACGTGACTTGCCTGATCTGCTGCCAACTGGAATCCATTTAAAGTTGCGGTCAGCACTTTAGAACTATCCTCAGAAGACATCTTGGCATTTTTACTGAGTACCATGGTATCTTTAATCAACATATTTGTCTCTGCCAGTGACTTACCACTTCTCAACCATGTATCAGCGCCGGATGTAACCTCTGTTGTAATCGCCCCAAGAGATTTTGCCATGTCATTATATCCACTGACCATATTTCTGACTTCAGAATAACTATCTCCTGTAGCCATCTGCAAATCCAAAATAGCATTATCAATGTCCGAAATTGCTTCTACAGCTGCTCTTGCAGATTGTTCGATCGTCTGGAATGACAACCCTAACTTTGCCAATTCTTTTATAGATGTTCCTAATCCCTGCGCGCTTTTCTTTGCTGTATCATAGCTTTTTGCCATATTATCTACAGAATTTGTACCCTCTACATTTGCATTGATATTGATTTTACTCTGCTTTAGATTGTTAATCTTTTTTACAGCAGTATCCAATTCTGACGTATTGACATCCAACTTGATTTTCTGGTTATTATTTTTCCCAATATCCTCAATTTCTTTGGATGCTGCTTTTAATTTTGACGCATCCACATCAATTTTCACTTTTTGTTTCTGCTTGGTCAAATCATCCAATTGCTTTTTTGCTTTGGACGTGTCCAACTCTACATCAACTTTTATTTTATGATCCGACATATGCCCTCCTTATAATTGACTAAATATTTTTTCCAAAATTTTAGGAACAGCTTCTTCCGTCCTCTTAAAATATCCGTGTTTACCGAGTGTTCCTGAATGTCCTTGCTCTGTTGCGTCAATTACTTCCGCTCCAGAAAATGTTCCTGTATGATATGAAATATTTTCATCCAGATAAGACTCAAATGTAAAATGATTTCCACCCCCAGAGACAGGAGTGGTATTAGGGGATTCTAATAATGTGCCTGTTCTTTCATATTTCACTGGATTTCCAAAACCATAATAGTCCATAACATTATCCTGCAATTCCTTATCTATTTCATTTCTGGCAGACTCAGCAGCCAACCTGACATCCTTGATTAGCTGCTGTTCCAAATCTGAAAAACTACGAAATGTCGCCATATCTATTTCTCGATCTTACTTAATGCGCTTCCAACAAGTGCCATCCCAAATAGTGCGCCAATTGCTTCTGCAACATTTTTCTTCTCTGCCTCTCTTTTTTCTTCCGCTAATTTATCAATAACCTTTTGACTGTCCATCATGTGACTAACTAATGTTTTTAAGCCATTTGTATTTTGCACATATAGTACTTCATCTAACAAAAATGATCTGGACGCATCATCTAACTTTTCCCAATAGTCTACAATATATCCCTGGATTTCTTTTACATCTACATTGCATCCAAATCCTAACTTTTCCAATCTATTATCATTGATTTTGTATTCCATGACATTATCTCCAGATATGGAATATTGATATGCTTTAGCAACTTTACTTGTATCTAAATATGCAACACTGTCAACTATTGTTTTTGGTATGTTTACAATCAAAATCTGTTTATCCTCGATAATAACTTGCCCTGTATAATATCCTACTATTTCCATGACATCCACTATTTTTTTCTCTTCGTCCACTACTTCCTCTATGATGAATTTATAAAATTCCCCAATTTTTAACTCATTTACATTTACCATTTAACATTTCCTCCTGTTTGAATAATTTATAATTTCTCATCAGCAAATGAAACTTCTTTGCATCTCCTATCCCTGTTCCAGCAAAGACAATCCCTAATATAGTGCGTTCCATTGTTGTCATCTCGTCCCATGTATCTGTCATTTCCTCAAGCAATTGCTCTCCTGTTTTTGGCATATCATTTTCATCAAAAATACGGATCCTTGTTTGTTCCAATAACGCCTCTATGTTTTCTAATCTCTGCTGTCCAGAGTCATTACCTGCAAAATAGCCTGTCCATTTATCATAAATTGCCTGAACAGTTTTTTCACATACCTCTTTTTTCTCTTGTGTCATTTGTTCCAGACACATTACATATTTATCAAAATTGTTTTGTTCCAATACTTACTCCTTATTATTTTATTAAATAGGATTGTTCTGTGACAGATTGTCACATCGTGAATTAACTGAATAGCTCTGTATCCAGTCCGATAGATTTTAAAATAGATTTGATTAAATATAGATTGTTTACCTGTTCTTCTTTATATTTTTGTTTCAATAAGAGTTTGCGTAAATACAAAATCTCATCTTCTGTCAGATTTACTTGCACGTTTTCTCATCACCCCCTGTCTCAATTGCTTCATCGACTGTCAGATAGTACTTTCCACTCAGGAACGCATAAATCCTTTTCATGGTATCTTCCTTCATTTTAATTTCCGGATTCCCATTCAACCATTTATTCACAACCGCATAATTCCTACCAATACACTTGGAAAAATGCGTGATTGTAATTCCATTCACAGACAAATACATTTTTACCACTTCTCTGATGTCCATTTTTATGTCCTCCTACTTCTCTTTTCTTGGATAAATATATCATAAAATTATGATGTTTTTCTCCCTATAGATATCCTCGCTTTTTTGAAAACGGGTGCAGAACCCCCATAAAATAAAGGATACTCTGCACCCATAAAATTTTTCAAAACTCCATATGTTCTATTTGTAATATAACTGACATCCACCACTTTTCTAGCTCAGTAAGTTACACCTGTTCTCTTTTGCCATTTCTTTTACGCAACAACTCACTACATTTATCACTACACGTTTTCCGATTTCTTTCTGCAAAAAATCTCCTTCCACACACTTCACAGATTTTGACACTGCGCTCACCATTATATTGATACAGATCAATCAATGGATTTTGTTCCTTTGCATAGAAGAGTTTAGTCTTATCTGGATCTGGTAAATAAAAAGAAATTTTAATATATTTTCTCAGCTTCTCTTGTTTGATGTATCCAGCCTTTTCCAACCTCTTTAATCCTTTATCTGTAATCTTGCTGCCAATCCATTCATCAATGGTTATCCTTTTGATTCCTTTGCTATTTTTGCCACTTGCCAGCAAAAGACAATCCACTTCTTTCTCGCTTTTCGCGACGTATCTCTGATACAAAACATATAAAATATACAACAACTCTCGATCTTTCGGACAGTTCTTTTTACATTCCATACTAAATATGGAATCATAAACACTTTTCGCAATCGGTACTTCCATTAAATCTTCCTGCTTCTTCTTGATCTGCTCAATTCTTTGTGCAATCTCTTCTGTCTTTTCTTGGCTTGTCTGGTATGCCTTTCGTTTTAAAGGCAGTTCTATATTTTGTTTCACGTTCAGTTCCACATTTTGAACTAAAATATCCCCATAGCACTCCCAAAGGATATCCTTGTTACAATCTTCTCTAAATTCTGGCTGATAATATTCCATATCCACCAAATAGGATGCTGCCACTTTTCGATCCGGAATCATTTTATCAAATTGCTTTAGACAAAAAATATAGATCAATTCTTTCGCAAGTATCTTGTCATTATATGTCTGGTTATATTCTGATATTAACCCCTTTAGATAATAGGATACTCTCATTTTCAGTTTCGGCAGAAGTGTTCTCATCTTCTTATATTCTTTAGAATTCCTCTTGACCGTGATACTTCTATCTTTTAGAGTCTCAGGATTAAAACCGTTTATATCGTCCAGACATGAAATCTTGGTAATTCCATTTCTTGTCTTCTTTTTTATATATACTGCTATCCGATCTACATTGTGATAGGAATGAAACTCACAGCACAGATCGCTTCTTCTATCTTTGGCATACTGGAAAAAATATGGTGGGAGCATTTCCTGCTCTTTATACTTATTATAAATCGGCGCATATCCTTTTAAATCCAAAGACAATTGTGTCTTGGGGAAATCAATCACATAATTGTTATATGCACATAAAATCCTAATCAATTTGATATCAGGATTTTCTTCATTGAAAATCTTTGTAATTGCATTCGACACATTCCCTATATTTTCATTGTCAAAGCTGCGCTCCAAACATTGATACTCTTCTGTCCTTGTAATCTGAGATTTAGGCGCAGAACCCATCTGGTAATACAAAGGTGCTTTCTGTTCGCCCAGACAATCTAAAAATGCAGAATCAGAAATAACAAACATATGATCTCCATCCACATCCGCCTGTAGTGTTTTTGTCAGCAGATCATGCGTACTTACGACTATATCATCACCAGAGAACCATTCCTTGCATTCCTCTGATTTAATCAATGACCTAATACCATGCTCACAATCAGACAAGTGAGGATATCGGATACAGCACACTTCTGATATCTCTTGCTCGTTATAATGCTTGCTATAGACATGATTTTCTGGTATCAATCCTTTTGGATTCTCTTCGCCACAAAACAGCCACTGGCAGAAGGCATACAAATCCGGACAAATATAGCCGTTGATACCTTTTACATAAATCTTGCCAGCTTGCATCCTTTTTCGCTCTGCTTTGATGTACTCCTGCACTTTCTTTTTTACATACCCATCGGATAACAATTGCGGATACAATTTGATTGCCATCTGCAAACCATCTAACTTTATATCTTCCCTTTCCATGTCAATACCCATAATCTTGAGTGCAACATCCGGATCTATTTTTGCCTGATTGATATAGTCAACAGATTTTTGGCAAAGTTTCTCCATCCTCTCCTCCGTAAACGTTTCCCGTGGAAGTGTCTGAATAGGTTGATAACTCAAACGGATATACTCTTTTCCCACTGGTTCTGCAAAATTGTTAATTGTAATTGCTGCGCCAGATGCTTTAAATTTGTCTCGGTAATCATCCATAGACTCATAATACTGCCACATTTTTAATTGACTCTGTGTCAAAATAATTTTCATTCGTTTGACTGTTTCTATGGGTACTGGATGATTCCATGCATCTAAAACAAATGATTCACACGAGTGCTTTTCAATAAACTTACAGAAATCAAAAGGAAAGATTGCTCCTTTAATCCATCCACCACGGATTTGACAGCTGCAAGGAAGTGTCCCCGGCATAAACATCCCTGCTCCATCCATGTGAGGAACAGGAACTTCCATCTCTGTTTCTTCTATATTAAAGGTATCCGCATCCAAGTAATTCACTTTGCCTGTCACAAGAGTCTCAAAATCTTTTACAACCAACACTTCGTCAATATCGACCGCATACTCTGTCTGTACGCTCATAGACAAATTCAAAGACTTATATGCTAAAAACTTTCCCATATTGATCCCACCATGAGCATTGATAATTCCTTCTGTCAATCCGCACAGTAACCGATTCTTATTATCTTCGTAAAATTTTGCATCCAGTAATGTGATTTCTTGATCTTTCAATTGCCCCGTAGAACTACTGTAAAAAATAAAATGCTTCCCTGCAATATCAATTCCTCGATCGATAATCTGTTTCAAAATAGGTTTCGCTGTTTTCCCTTTACATTCCAAAAATACAACTTTATCTATAAATGGGACATCTGACAAATCTTCCTTTTCCAGTCGTACAATATCATTTTCAAATAATGCAATCTGTAATTCCTCTTTTGCTTCTTTATCTTCATATATCTTCTCACGTGAAATACTTCTGATATCTGTATACCGCTCTACTTCCTCTATAAATGCTTTCTGGGCAGCAGACTTCAACTCTGGACGATGACAATTCTTCCATTTTTTTCTCAACTGATTTTCTTTTTCTGTCAGACATTTAAAAATATTCAATTTTAATATTCTGCACCGCTTCGCCTGTTTTAAAATACTACCTATAATAATCTCTCCCTTCGTAATTCATTGGTTCATTTCTGATTCACTTTATTATTCTCCATGTGCTTTCATATTTTTATCACCTTTTTCAGATGAAATCGGACTTTCATATTCAGCACTTTTACCCCTGGATTTATGCCCTAAGCAACTCTCAGATACCCCTTATTCTACTTTTAGTACATTGCGTGTAACTTTTATAAACTATAAGTAACAGGCTGAATTTCACCCATAAAACAGGCTGTAGACCTACTGTATACACCTTTTTTGAAGGCAGGTTGGCGCGTTCTGGAATCTACTAACTTTATTTGTAGAGGGAACATATCTGATTGATTTTTTCTTTGCACACTCCAACCGACTTCCAAATACTAAAGCGTAAAGACCAGATTCGTTGATGATTGTCATATTTTGCTTACCAGAAGGTGTTTCCATTTCGGCAACACTTCTGAAGTAACCCAATGTTTAAAACATTTTGCTGATTCCAATTTGCTTCCAAAGATTAAAGCGTAAAGACCAGATTCATTAATTACCGTTACCGTCCTTCTCTGACCTGCGTACTCGATTTGGGTACTCAGCTTATCTTCGTCTGATACATGTTTAGGGACTGCGTTTTTAGGATTTGCATACCCTAACGCCGTTGCCACATCTTTTCCCACAAACCACGGTTCGTTGTTATAACAATCAGCACTTAACAAGCTGTGAACTACTGAATCAGGTTAGCCCCAAACTGGGACTACCATCTACATCCACCTCCACACCCGTACCCCCATTCTTGGGGTATCGGACTTCTATTTCATGTAAAATCTAGTGTTTTTTATGACGTAAACCATCGTAAAAGGCAGAGACAGGAAACACCTTCTTGCTTTCTCTCTTTACCAGATTCTCCATCTGACCTAGTCTGGTCGAAAAATTCGACCGTGAAAAATATCGGATAACTTTATTCAGAAGGCTTTTTATTGAGAAGCTGTATCAAAATTTCATTTACTTCTTTTTTGCTACGCTCTTTTAATGCTTCATATGCTTTTGCATTTTCATTGTCCATTTCCTCATAAGCATGAGCATTATATACATGACAGAAATAATGAAAAATTCCTGAATCATCCGCATGTATCTTTCCAAGCGGAGCAATGCACCACAGTAGATAATGCAAAATTTCATGTCTAATTGCCTTCTTCATATCTTCTATATTCATGCTCCATGAATCGTATATATGAATTACTGATTGAACTCCCACATTTTGAAAATCTCCTTTTGTAAAAGTTTTTTTCTCAAAATCGTAATCTTTTCTGTAATCTTCATCAAATACAACTGGAATTATATTCTTCTCTATATTTCCAAATACTGAAAAGTCATTGATTACTTCATCCACAAATGCTTTAATATACTTCTTATGCCCTAATATACGTTTTGCATAATCAGCATAGCCATTCCTATCTGCTTCAAATTCCTGTTTAAGCATTTTCATTTCTTTCAATAACTGTTTTCTATTGCTAATATACCTTATATTTTTAAACATCTTAAAATCCTTAGCAGGCTTTCCAAAAACATATCCTGTCCCATATCCTTCTCTATTAGACCATAAATAAACATCTACCTTTTGATAAATCTCGCACTTACAATTGCAATCATCAGAATCATACTCACAGTCAGAACAACAATTGTATGTAATATCTTCACCGCTTTTTTCACAAACTGTCATTACAAAATCATTATCCATTGTATAGTCTCCATCATATGAGTCCGCTGTTATACTTGGATTTAATAGTGCTACCATATCTAAAAATTCCTGCTTTAATCTCATTGTACATCCTCTCACTCTCTATATTCGTATGTTCCTGAATCAATCAAATCTACAATTGCTCTTACATCTTTTTGCGGTAATCTATATTCTTCTCCTTTTACCAGTTGCACAATTTGGCTCATAAGATACTGATTCTTCTGCAGCACAGCCTGTATCTTTTCTCTCATCCCCATCCATTCTAATCGACACGCTTTATAGGATTCGTAATATACAGGATCATTTGATTCATAACGATTCTTCCATTTCTTTTCCATATATGCGTATTTATTGATCTGTTCTTCACAAGTAACCAATCCAGATAATAGAATTGATTTTGTAAGAATGTGTTTATCAAAATATTTCTTATATTCTTTTTTCATAACAAGCTCCTTTTCTATTTTTTCGGTGCAGGTTTTTGCTTGCAAAAAGCTCATCGTCCCGCAAGGGACGGCTCACAACCTACCGATAACGATAACTCTCCTGTACAGCCGATACCTACAGCTAAAATCTCTATTTTTTCACACCTAAAACGCCAATTTTCCCAGTGTTTATAAGGGTTTAGAGAGATTTCGCATCCTTTCATTTCTCCCTAATATATATATAATATAGGGAGACTTTAAAGGATGTTTTTTGCAAAAAACCCAGTGTTTATAAGGGTTTACGAGAATTTTAATTGAAATTTTTATCCATTTTATAGTGCGCGAAGGGGGTCTGGGGGAAGTGCAAAAAAGAGCATAATTCATTTAGTCGCACTAGCAGATTGTGAGCCTTGGCGAACAAGGTGCGTAGTAAGACTTATGAATTTGGTCTTCCTTCCCCCAGTTAATAATTCTCTCTTTATAAATAATTTTTTTGATATAAATTCGTAATTCCTTATATATAGAGAGATCTAGGTAATGTTGGATCCACTTCAGAAAGAGCCGCAAGCGACCCTTTCTTCGTGTCTCCGTTTCACTTTGCTTCGCAAAGTCTTTGCTGACGCAAAGATACAATTTAAATTGAAATAGAAAAAATTTTTTATAATTTCTTTCACATATTATTTATTTTCAAAATTGACTACCTTTTTTGGATGTATCCTCTATTATAAGCCTTACACCCAAATAGGGTAGTCAAAATTGTTTTCCGGGACAATGTAGAGAGATTAACCGCCCTCAGATTTCGGTTCCATTTTTTCTATCTTCCAAGCCTGTTTGTAAACCTTCTTCTTTTTCTTCCCAGAACTGTCCTCTATATACCTTGTAGTTTTGAATTCTTTTATCCTGTACTCAATTTCTTTTTCTTTCAAAACTTCATTCAAAGTATTTTTACTCTTCAGTAACCTTCCATTTTGCTTTGCATTTATCTTCTTGATTAATTCACTTCTGTCTCTTAGTTGCAACATAATAACCTTTTCTCTTACCATTTTCTCAAGATAAGATTCCAAAGAAAAATCTTCATTAATCAATCGGTATGTGTATGTCTTTGTGGATTTATTGTAAAATCCAAATATTCCAGCAAGATATTTACAATATCCAAACTGTCCATACTTGTTAAGCATAATGGAATAGTCAGCAATATCTTCCTTTTTCTTGAAATACATTGGTTCATTTATCCGCTTAGTATATGAATTAGGAATTACGTCTCCATTATTGTCATACACAAAATCATCATAAAGTATATTGTTGATGTCATTCTGCATAGGATACTTCTCAATCAGCTTTTCAACAGAATACTCGTTCATTCGATAATAATCAGCCATTTCTGCCTTCTGCTGCATACTTCTTCTAAGTCCTGCCAGTTTATTGTTGTTTATGATTTTAATATAGATATGCACCTTGTCATCCTCACTCTGAATACGTTTTCTACCTATACATTGTATTAACGATCCTATATCTACAATATCAATCACAATATGCTTGACATCCGTATCAATAATATTTATACCTGCATCAAAGCATGACGTTGTAATTAGAAACTGCTCTTCAAACCTTTGATTGATTAACAAATTCTTGATTTTTTCTTTATCCACATAATCATAATATTTACTGTTATTTGCACTACAGTTAAAAATACAATGCTCTTTAAATTTTGAATAAAGCTTATAAGCCTTTTCTGCTGATTGTATGAAAAAAATACCTTTATCTCCTTTTTTGATCCTTTCTTTTATAAATTCCTCCATCGTTGTATCTTTGTGAAAAAATGTCAATTGTTTTATAAAGGAAAAATCAAATGGTATTTCGTATTCTATCGCCGGTTCCAAATCGTTATCTTTAATAAACTTCTTCATATATCGGGACATATGTTCACCTGTAGCTGACATAAATAAATGAATCGCTGTATCGTTTTCCATAATCATGTTAAAAGATATTGCGGTTTTATTATTAAAGCTACTATCATTGAAAAAATAATGAAATTCATCACAAACTATGTAGGTATAATTGGATAGCTTTATTTTGTCTGTATTATTCAACTTGGAATATTCAAGTGACTGATATGTGATAACATCTATCACATCACTTTTACCGTCAGCTTCAATTTCATATTTGAATTGATCAACGCAGTTTGCTCTATGAATTAACATTAGAATCTTTCCATTTATTTCCTTAGCTAATTCATACAGAGTATTTTTACAGAAATAACTCTTTCCTGCCCCCATCGGTGCTGATAATAAAATGTTATTACCGACTCTCCATTTTTTTGCATCTTCTTTTGTGATCACATCTGTGATTCTGGTTCTCTTCATTGGCACACCTCCAACTATCGACTCATATATTCATCTATTGCCGATTTTAATTGTGGAGTGTCATTAAAGAAAAATACATTTCTTCCAGATTTTTTCAAATCGGGACGCATATCAATAAGAACAAAACCTTTCTGCATTAAGTAACCTGTTAATTTTTGTGAATATACAATAAAATTTTTCTTTTCTTCTCTTGTTGTAATAATAATTCCTCTCCTCCATTCTTTGAATCTGGCACATCACATTCAGCAATGTGCCTGTCAATTAGTTCCTATAAGTATTATTCTCTTATTTGCGGTGCGGATTTACTAAAAATTGTTTCTTTTAGCTTATCTATCACTTGCTGCATCGTTGTTTTACCAAACGGTGTAATCTCAACTTCCAAAGATGTACCACATATCTTGTCAAAAACATGAGTTGTCAAAAGCAAAACCGTTTCCGACTTCTGTTCAACTTTCCACTCAATATTATTGAATATTCCAGATTTAACCAGATGCTTCAAATTTTTTGTAAATTCATAAGTAGTAATACGGCATGTCTCATCCGGCATTGATCCACATCTTTCTGTTACTGAAATCACATCCACTTTTGACTTCTTAATCAAATGATACAAATTCTCTGACTTCGCTATCATGTTTGTTTACCTCTCTTCCCTTGTTGTACCGGCAGTATCCTATATAGATACCGCCAATCTGTAATTTAATTCAATGAATGTTCGTTATTATTTGAAAATAAATAACATTTTGATTTCCAGGAACGGCTGACCAAATGGTTTGATAATAACTTCTTTGGAACGGTCACTTTCTTTTATGTAAAAAAGATTTATGCTGTCATCGCAAAGCGGAAGACTCAGTGAATCAGATTCTTCTCTTATTCCTACATTAAGAATCAACTCTTCATCAATATAAATGGGAGCAGGATTCTCGATTCCGATGTTAAGTCCAAATACGTTTGTGACTCTTACTAAGACACGATAGTAACCTTTCGTTTCTTCCAGAAAATCTTTCAGACCATATACATCGGTTTCCTTCCATCCATCTTCGGCAAATTCATTTTTGTTATCTTCCACATTCAAAATCATCAGATTAAGTTCCATTCCGTTCAGAAGTTCACAGGTGATATGCAGAAAATCAGCTTCCTTATTATATTCGCTTTTTATTGCTACTAAATTTTCTTCGTTGAGAGCAAAGCTTGCCCCATTCATTTGACACGTCTGGAAAAATTCATGTCCTGTCGGAGTACTTTCATACTGATTGATCTGCATCACCATAACTTCTTCGTCTTTTCTCAGATTAAGTGTAGTAAGTGCATAATTGTTCACTACCTCAAAAATCTGCTCTGGTGTTCTGGCTCCTGTATTTCCTGTTGCTTCATTCATTACTTTGTTCATCATAATTTTTAATCTCCTTTTCTCATAATCTCAATCTTTATCACTGGTAAGATGTACGCCTGAATACGTTTCCAATAAATGTACCGCATCTCTGTATGTCATTTTGATATCTCGACTTTTATCTGCACTGATTAGATCATGGATATCTCCCAGAATAAAATCCGCTTTATATCGAGACGTATCTTCGCACAGTAAATGGAATGAAAATCTTCCTATTTTATACAGTTCTAAATATTGCACGTTCCCATCAGGTAGCTCTTGCTTATTGATACCTACAAATTCCATACGGTTTTCTGCAATCAATTTTTTAATCACTGCATCCTTTAAGCAATAGTGACTCAACATTCTTGTCTTTGCAGCATTGCAGATTCTATAATCACCACTTCTATAGCTTCGATTTTTTGTATCTCTGGACACTTTTGCTGATTTATTGATGATATACAATGCCCATGCTATGTTCTCATCTGTTTGCGGAAGATTATGAACCTCCCTATGAACTATTCTCTTTGGCTCTAAATTTTCACACTCTGAAACTTTGATAATATCCGGAATACTACACACATGATACTTAATACTAAAACTGCCTCGTGAATCTGTAATAGTTGTAAGTACTCTTATTTTTCCTGTATTGATTAACTGTTTTACTGTAACCTTTCCAACATCTAGTATTTCTTCAATATCACATTGCAGCAGTCCGAATCTGTCCAATGTTACAAAATCTGATAATGTTGCAGGTGTAAGATATTTGTGGGTGACTTCTATCAATTCTGATTTTCTGATCTTGCTCTTTTTTATTTCTGGTTCATACTTCTCTTTCAGGAACTTCGCCAAATTATCTTTCATTACAAAATTGATTCGATTCTTTTCAAATAGCACATCAATAATCTTTTCTTCTATGGATTTGCTCATAGTATTATTCTCCATGTTTCCTCAATGTTATTTACCTGTTTCTTCGCTGTTCACACATTATCTTAACTGTTCATCTCTGTACCATCGTCATCATCGTCCAATTCTCGCAGCAAATCTAAACTTGATTTTCTACGCTTACTTGTTTTCTGTGATGACGCTGTTTTCCTGGAATCTTCCAATCCTATATTGATTTCTTCTAACTGCAAAGTTCTGCGCTTGCCGATTCTTTCTCGCTGCTCTTCTACTGCTGATTTTCCTAATTCAGAGATATAATCCACTGGAAATGACAACCCAGACAGGCACACGATATTTGCTGTTCCGTTATTTCCAGTAAAAATATTTTCTGGTGTTCCTACTGCTTGTATGATTTCATGCTCGTCTAAGTGATTATCCTTTTGATTGATAATACCGATATTTCCCACTACACCATCGTTCATCAGTGGTAAAAAGATGTTCTTTGCAGTCAAAACATTTATCATATCTTGTGTTGATACTGATTTATCTTTTCCAGATAGCATTGCCAACACAAATACTCCATGTTCTCTTAACATCCTCATTTTCTCCGAATCATCAAAGTTAGAGCCTTTTGATACAGAACTGTCTGTAAAGAATCTATCAAGCATATTGATAAGCGTCTCATTGATCTTCTGCAGATCCTTGTGAGCATCATTATTGACCAGAATCATTGCACCTAATTCTTCAATTTCCATCAGTTCTTTAACCGTATTATATGCGTTAATTCTTTTTTGAATGGATTCATCTTTTCTCGGCATTAGTACAATCGGACATACAATCTTTTCCGGATTAGCACATATAATGTCACTAACATGAGTAATACTTCCACTACCTGTAGTTCCACCGCCAGAAGCAATCGGAAGTACAATTTTTTGTTCAATTTCTTTAATTTTTTTCACAATATCTATATTATTTTTCAATGCTTCTAAAGCAAGATTTCTATCTCCGGCTAATCCGTCATAGCCACGCAAGACAAGTACATTCTTCGCAGAAGATATCGTCTGATTGTCCTGCTCACTACCGTTGATCAGCAACGTGTGATAATTTCTTTGTTGGAACCCATACCCAACTGTTTCTCCTGCTAAACCAAGTCCTATCACTGCAACTTCTTTCTTAATCATGCTCTACCTCTCCTTTTCTTTCTATAAAATTGATTCCTTTATCAAGTAGATAAAATGTATCTGCCTGAATTGACTTACATCCCTTTTCTACATACCCCATTTCTTTCATATTCATCATCTTCCGATATGTAGTTGGACGAGTCGTTTGTGTTACATCCATAATTTCCTGTAATGTCATTCCTTCAAAAAAGGATGTACATTTCTTTTTCTTTAGTAGTTTCAAAATGATATAATCTGTTCTGTTCAATTCCATTCATATCCGCTCCTCCCTGTAATTTTTCTGTACCAAAACAATACCCAGCTGTTTTCTAGGATATTATTTAAGTAAATTTGCTGTTCATTTGTATGCAAAAATATATAGGCTCTGCTGCCTAATCATATATTCTCCGCTGCCGGAACTGCACTGTATTCAATTTTCAACGTACATTTTTGAGTACAAAAATTAAACATATGCGCTATATGTAGAATTACAACGCTCATATATTTCATTATTCTTCCACTCATTTAATTGTTAAGTTGGAAATTTTGCAGAAACGCTTGACTACTTAAAATAAATCTGTATTATATAAATATGTGTAGCGTTTCGCTATGCTTTGTTTTGAAAGAGGAATCTTTATTCCGGAGGTGTTGGCGCACCGTTGATGGAATTTGGATTTCTCTTTTTATGTTACAATAGTCATATTACTACGAACATTTGTTCTTGTCAACATTTTTCAGAACATATGTTCTTTCTCGTGTTCCATAAAAATATTCTATATTATATGTTACGCTCCTTATTTCTGTTTTTTCATTTCATTTCTGTTTTTATAAATCAATTGTACGACTTAGTTCTTCTTTTGTCAATATATTTTTTCGTTTTTGCAGAAACATATTTACTTTTACAGAAATAGATGCTAAACTTAGACACATATTAGGGAGGTATGTTATGGCACTATCATATGAACCACTATGGCAATTTTTAAATGATATTCATTTATCAAAAATGGAATTTGCACAGAGAGTAGACATTTCTAATGCAACACTTGCCAAAATCGGGAAAAATGAACCTATTACTTTAACAATTATAGAAAAAATTTGTACTGAATTTAACTGTAGCATAAGTAACATCGTTGTTCATATTCCTGACGCATATCCGTCTATTCCATTAAACTTATTAAAAATAGGAACGATTGTAAATTGTCAATGCTATCCTCTAGGAACAAGTTCACGATCTAAAGTAACAAGAACTGTTAAGGCAGCATCTATTAACCAGCCTTGTGTAATAATAGGAAGGACTAATAAACCATCCGATGAAAATCCTTATTTTTTGATTGCCCCTTTAAATTTAAAAGAAGATCCAGAAGCAATATTAGATATTCCTTTTAAGCAGTCCACAATAAACAACACAAATGTGAATGGTTATATACAACTTTCTAAATTAGGTACAACATCAGCAAAATTTATTGAAAAAATAGTTGGCAAAATACCACGATATTTTATTGACTACAAAATACATGGTATCATCAAAAAAATAGAACCTATTTTAGTATCGAGCGGTATAATCCATGATAGTTTTCTTACAAACAATTTTTTATTACCAGATGAAAATAATTTATCTAGCCATTAAATTTTATGCAAAAACGGCACAGTCACTCTCTCACCTAATTGGTAATTGATCTGACTCTGCCGTTTATTCTTTTAATATCTCTTATAGACATCTCCACGATTTCCGATATCTACCACGCACACTACTAATTTTCCATTATTTACAGTATAGATAACTCTATAATCACCTACCCGTAGCCTCAATAAATCTTGATGACCTTTCAGACGTTTTATATTTTCACCTTCAGAAAGTTTATAAATTGCTCTAAGGATTCTCTCTTTGTCTGTCCGATTAAGACGCTTCAGAAATTTTTGAGCCGGCTTTTCCAAAACAATCTGATATCTCATAATACAATACCTTCTTGCTTTGCAAACTCCTCTATAGTAATAGTATCATGTTTATCAGGGCTGTCATCATTCAGATACCTCTGCGCCATATTCTCGCAAAAAACATCGTCTTCCATTTCATCATCAAATTCTACTCCTTTTAAAAATAAAAGAATTTTCTCAATTTTGTATTCTGGTAATTTGTCAATAATCTGTTTCGCTTCTTCACGATTGCTCATATGATCACATCCTTTCTTACTCTATTATATCATATTATATTAAATTCCTGTACTCTCTCCTTCCGTCAACAATAGCATAGATAATCACTGTTCTATTTTCTTCGTTCACTTTGTAAAATACCAGATGACGTTCTACGATCAGCACCCTATATCCTTGTTTTCTAAGGATGGAATATCTTGGGATACTTCCGGAGTAAGGAAATGTGGATAATTTTATAATCGACTTTTCGATTTTATCCAAATACTCAAGTGCAATTTCCACACTGCCGGAATCATCTGCAATGTAAAAAATGATTTCTCTTAACTGCTCATCTGCTTTATCCGTTCGTACAATTTGATATTCCATTTCTATTTCCTCTCTAACAGGCTATTGCGTATGTCATTAAAAGTCTGTTGGATTGGTGCAACTCGCCCATTGACAGCATCTTCCTCCGCTTCTGCCAAGGTACGCAGTAATTCCAATTCTGACTGCATCTGATTATAGTCTTGTAACCCCATAACAACCGTATCACCTTTTCCATTTTTTGTAATGATGATCGGTGTTCTCTTTTCATGACACTCTTGAGATATCTCGTTGTAATGATTTCTTAAATCCGCTGATGGTCTTACAATAGTTTCCATATAACCGCCTCCTTTATATAGTCATATTATATCACAATTTTTATATATTAGGTGATTTATTTTGATATTATAATGCTGTGTATAACAACATATCTGTATATTGTATTTTATTTGCATTTAAACGCTATATATTGTATATCCATTCACATCACGCTTCTGAAATTTCCTTCCGAACAGCAAATAGTTTCACATTATGAAACCAATTGATTTCCTTGTAGAATCTACGTTTTCCGCTGAACCTTCTATATTCAGCCTCTTTAAACGAGAATTATTATCATTTATAAGAATATCCTTTATAATACCAACTCTCTCACCGAACAACTCACCGACACTCATTTTTCTACATTTTATACCCTACTTTTTTACTAGGGATTCGTATAAACTCTACATTTGTCCGAACTCCGCATATGATAAAGGACTGTACATTTCTGCACAGTCCACCAACAAATAAATCACAACACTTTAAAGGTAGTTGTATCACCTGTCTCATAATATCTTTCTCTGACTTTTTTGTCAAGAATGCTCCTGCTGCCATAACGTTTTATTAGGTCAATCAGACTTTCTTTATCCCCCTAATTATGTCCATGTCTGTAATTCTCCAACATTCTGTTTTGGCAAGTTCTCTCAATATAAATTCTCTGTCAACCTCCATTGTGCAATATCCAATACACTTTTGCTCTTCACCTGGCAAGTTCAAAAACACTGGCTTAACATCCTTCCATCCGATTTGATCATCGTCACCTATCGGATCTCCAAGGCTCAAAATCGACTTAGAGATAACTTCACGCACACTGAATTCATCACCTTCGTATATTTGATAAAACATTGTTTCCACTGATTCAAACATTGCCACATCTTTTAATGATTCTTCATATGTTTCCCTACATGGTCGATACATCAACATAATATTTTCCTCCGCATTTTTATACTTTTAGTTTACTATTTTTATCTACTCAACACCAGTAAAATTTTACTGGCACTAAATAGAATCTTGCTATCCAATTTTCTTGACAATCATATCCGGCGCTTTTCCTACAAACTCAATCATATACTCATGATATTTATCATTGTAAAAAATTTCCATCACACATTCTCCGACAGAATATGTAGTACGGCTTGTACTCTTTCCTGTTTCTCTATCTACAGCCATAAATACAAGTTCATCAAATTCCGGTTCATATTCCACCTTTGCGCACGGAATATCTAAACTGATTCCGTAATTATCTGTGCTTTCCACGCTGACAAAATTTCCTGTTACTGCTTCTACAAATGCTTTTACTGTTACTGTTTTCATATTCTTACCTCTTTCCTCTAAATAATATCACTTTTAATGCTGTTGCAGTTTCTACATAGTCCCTGCAAATTATCAATCGTATTGACTCCACCTCTGGACAGTGGAAAAATATGATCAATTGTCAGATAATTTTCCATACTTGTATAATCATCAATTTGTAATCTTCTGCCACAGATTGCACATTTTCCATCTTGCCTCTGATATAAGATTTTCCGCTTTCCACGTTTAGACGCTGTTGCAATCCTTTTACATTGCTTTTCATGTGATATCCTTTGTTGATTGACTTCACATACTACCGTTTCCATCCCACACATAACCGCCACAATATAATCACAGAGTCCATCAACTAACCATCCATTTTGTGTGACAACGATCTGTTTTTTGAATTGTCTGTGCCTTATGTAATACACTACATGATTTTCCACCTTTGACTCTTTTGGCGGTGTACGTGTGTACCGATTCGGAATTAGGATTTTATCAACACGCATTTCCATCGTCAT